GATCTAAGTCTTTCTCGCTTAAAGAACACTCAATCGTCATGTGACGCTCACTTCCTTTATCGCATAGGTAATGCTATTGATACTCTTTGCCACCGACACAACAACGTAGTTATGGGGCTGAAGCACATTATCAACAACCGCTTCCTTGCCTATCCACAGCCGTGAAGTCTCGCTAATCGGGCAAACCATATCATGCGTTACCATAGTCTTTGTGTAGTTTTCATTGATACCGAATTGCTCTACATCCGCCGTTCCACGCGCCGCCGATACGTTGATGTAATAAGCAACAGGATCGGCATAATTGACTTGATATTCTCCCGTCTTATTGCCGTATTCATCAATGATCTCGGTCTTGCTCGTATAGAGCGAATAGTAGATTTTTGTTCCGTTCCTCTGTACTGTCCTCATGTCGTACTCACCGCCCCGACACGTACTATTGCAAGCACGTTACGATGTATGTAATCGATCATGTCCGCAGAGCTGAAATAACGGTTTATGCCGTTCTCATTGTGCTGAGTCTCGCCCTCTGCACCCGCATGGGTATATCCGGCAACAACGGCATAAATCTGGGTTACTTCATACTTCAACGGAACATCGGTTACAGTTGCGGGAATGCCGCCGACCTGACCGTACATCCAATTCAGTATTTCCTGTTTTGCAAGCGTCAGATAATTCGTGAGTTTTGCGTCAGAAGGCAGAGAACCACCGTCTGTCAAAAGCGACTTAATCATCGTTAGTTTTTCAGCGTCGGTCATTTCTCTGCCCTCCTAAACAATCTCATGCGTCTTTTTTGGGTCTGCCGCCCTTTTTCTTCTCGGTAGCCGCCTGTTTAACTTCTTCCTTCGGCTCTTTTACTTCCTCAGCCTTCTCCGTTTCAACAGGCTTAACTTCGGATTCAGCCGATTCAGCGTAATGCCGCCTCAAAAGCATTCCCATGCTTATGCCTTCTTGTAGATACGAACGATCTTGCTCTCATCGTAAAGGTAAGCAGCGAAGTGCTTGCTTGCGGTGAATACGTTGGTGAACTTGGTAATGTCACGATCTGCTTCTACAAGGGTATCTCTCTTTAAGAACAGACGGAGTGCGCCCGGCTTAACGAGGTAAATATCTCCTGCGCCAGCACCCGTAGTCTTGAGCTTGTTGCTTACGATAACCTGACAACCCTGATACTCACCTACGATGCCCTTAACCTTGATCTCTGCTGCAACGTCAGAAGCAGGAACCCACGAATTTACATTCGATCTCATAGCGGTGTAAACAGCGGGAGAAACGAGTGCAACGGTAGGGCCGTCCTCGATGTCCTCACCGAAAAGTTCAAGTGCACTGATGATGTCGGTGTCGGTAGGATATGTGGTGTTGTTTGCGGTGTTGTAAACGCGTCCAGCGGTGGAAAGCGCGTGCATAACGGAAAGCATTTCGTTGTCAACGCCTGAAGCGATTGCAAGCTGAAGCTGCGAAGCGGTCTCACCGATGGGATCGCCATAGCCGGAAAGTACGGCCTCGTCTGTAAGCTCTACGCCCTTCGCGATCTTGTGAATCGTTACGTTAACCTTGCTTGCGGAAAGGATCGAAGTGTTCAGCGCGGTATTTTCTGCAAGGGTACTTGCATCACCGATGTAGGACCAGCTGGGTAACTGAATGGTATCTCCGGGTCTGCCGGAAAGTGTGGTATCTACGGTCGCAAGGGGTGCGAAAAGCATTTTGTCAACCAGCTTCTTGTTAATCATGTCAGCCATAACTTCGGGGTTGACCATGTTTGCAAGTAAAGTAGCCATAATCTTATTCTCCTTTTATTATTTTTGCGACAGTTCCTTGTACACTTCAGGCTGCTCGTTATAGAGTTTTACCCTCTCTGTGTAATTCATACTGTCAAACTGTTCTTTGGTAATGGATGGTGTTCCAACATTACCAGCTCCCGGACGGGGAGTGTTGCGGATCGACTCGGCGTTAAGTGCCTTATCGTGAGCCGTAATGAACTCGGATAGCGAACCCATGAAAGCCTTAAAATCCTTGTCAAAGAATGCTTCTGCGGCCTTCTTCGCAGTTCCCGTATCAAATCCCGCACCAACGAAACCAGCTTCATGCTCGGCTAATGCCTGTGAGCGTTTCAGGGCTTCGTTCTCGGCCTTTAAGGATTCGATAAATTCCTTAGTCTCGGCTGCCGCCTTTTCCTGTTCGGTCATACGAGCTGCAAGTTCGCGCTTATATTTACTAGCATCAGCACTCGCATTACTCTGTGCAGCTTTCAGTTTTTCATTTTCCGATCTGATTTTTGAAAGCTCTGCCTGTAAAGCCGTAAGGTCTGCCTGAACATCCTGTCCAGATGCTTCTGTTGTGGTAGCGTCTGCACCATTCATCATGTTTTCTGCCATATTAAATTGTCTCCTTTGCAAAATTTGTTAAACGCCTTCTTTGGCGTTCGCCGTTTGGGTACGAATTTTATCAAGCGATTTTCCTACCGCTATGTGCGAGTTTTATAAAGCGATTTCTCTACCGCTGTTATAATCAATGGCAAATTGCCACTTATAACCACCAACACTCTTTTTAAAACCACGACAACAAGAATTAATGTTTCTATTGTCAATTCCTGTTGCTCTCTCTGCGGCCCTAGCACTTTCGTAGGTTGAAACCAAACTACCATCTTGCCGTAATTGGACGATGGCTTTTCTTTTATCCAACGAATATTGTGCAATTCGATTACCTTGCTTTACGGCATCCTCTTGATGTGTTGCGTAATATGATCTAATTCCTTCGGCAATCTTTTGATTATGTTCTTCCGACCTATATGGATGTTTGCCCGTCTTGCTAACACTCATTTTCTGCCTTGCTTCAATAGACTTTTTCTTTCCAACCATACGTTCAGAAAATTCTTTACGCATTTCAGGATGAATATCCCAAAACTCCCGATTGCTTTTAGATATTTTTGCTTTTACAGTAACTGTATATCTTCCACCAACGAAGCCACCGCTTTTCAAGTTATAACCGCACTCTCTATCCGTAGCGTTAAACAAATTGATATAAAAATCTTCGGCTAAAGACGCTTCATCTTCGGTTAATCCGCTTGCTAATATTTCATGTTCGAAATTATCCCATCCGTATTTATCTATCGCATTGCGGAAGTATGTGCCAATCGCATAACCCTTTCCGTTTCTCCAACGTTTTTGGGGTTCTCGACAAGTAATACCGATATAAACTTTTCCATCAGGTGAAGTATGCTTATATACGCAAAACTTCTTTTCATTCATAGGGTTTATCCTCTCTTTCTTTCAGAGAGGGTAGCGGGAGCATACCCCGCCATTCGTCACCCTCAAATTTGTTATAAAAAAAGACAGTAACCCCGTATCTTTCCATACGAAACTACTGCCTTGTAGCACCTATAATAATGAGCAGAAGGGGTTAGGCTTACCCTTTTCGTCTGGCCGGACTATCTGCTCAATATTCACTTGTTTATGCTTTCACATCATTCTTGATGTGCTTTAACCAATCCTTGAACGTTACCTGATCTACCCGGTAGCCACTGTCATAAGCCGTAACCCTGGCTTGCATAAGCATTTTGCCTATTAGCTCTGAATCGCACTTCATAAAATCGTGGCTAAACTCCTGATAGAACTTTTTAAATTCCTTTTCCGCCTTCTCCATGAGGGGTTTGCTGCCCGGCTTTATGAATAGCGGTTGCTGAAAATCACAATAGCAATCTGCCATAGTTGAACATACAGATTCGTAATATTCATCCATAAAGCCGTTCTCTTTGAGCTGACGGCAAGCAAGGGTGCGCATTAGGATTATCTGATCGTATTTCCGTAAGACAATATCTTCTCGGCCTTTTCGGACGGTAGAGTTTTCGTTCCAGGCCCACAGATAAATCGGAGTCTCGATGTACTTTGTCTTTTGGGATTTCAGGAACGCTATCTTGTTGAACAAACTGTCCTCGCAGAAGTGCAAGGCATGATTGAATCTCAAATTGTTATCCAACAAGAACTGTCTGCGGTATGCCTTGCCGTGAATGAATACCTGATTCTTGTCACGGCGGTAAATCTTCCACCCTTCACCTATGGGTGCTTCTTCTATAAATGCGCTATAGAAAATGTCGAACCCTTCCTCTATAGCCGAAAAGATCAAATGCAAGCCGTAGTTATGGATGAACCCGTCATCGCAATCGCAGAACATTATGTAGTCTGTATCTGCGTGTTCAATGCCATAATTGCGGACAAACGACAGGCCGCCATGTGGGGGAGTATGAACTTCAATGTCATAGCTATACTCGCCTATTTCCTCACGGGTTATCGCCCCATCCTCGCCATCGTTGACGAACATCACCTTGAAGTCTTTCTTGTTGATACCGTGTTGAATGTCGAGGGATGTAAGCAAAAACCGACAAATATCTATTGTCTCTTTGTAATGTGCAACTATGAGCGTTAATTTCGCCATTATTAACTCTCCTTAACTGTATGAAATTTCGCACCGACAGTTGCAATTATTAGATGCTTTCCCGAACCCTCCGGGATAAGGGGCGTGATCTCCATCCCATGTATAGAAATCATCGCTAATGTCAACTGTCACGCTTTCAAGGTATATATGTGTATCTCTAACTCGGTCATCGAGCATCGTAAGCCATGTCTTGTACTTCGCTCCGACCGACCTAGCCGCGTCAAAAGCCGCTTCATTGCCGATACGATGTGCTTCTGTTTCGGCAATCCTAATTATGTCTGCGGCAGTACCGCCTTCCTGATACCAAGTTTCTACGCGGTCTTTCCATGTGACACCGTCAATCTTCTTATATATGTTGTCGTAAATCTTATCCGCAGACGGCTGATAATCAGTACCAAACTGCTGATTGATACTGATTATGCCGTTCGCTAGGGCAAGCATGAAAATATCGAGCAAATCATCAATAATATCATCAAGGTCAAAGTCCGTGATGGGAGTGTCAGAACCCATCTTCTCGTACTTGCCTTTTAAGACGTTCAACTCGTCAAGAGGTAGGATTCTCGACATTCTCACTCACCGCCGTATCATTGTCAGCCGCAGCCCTCTCAGACTGCTCTTTATACCAATCCATACCCATGTTGTAGGCGTCCTGTGTATCAATGAACATTCCGCTTGCCTCGTAAGCACACTGAGGATGTATCTTGTCGCTATTAAGCATTGTGATTAGCGTCTGACTTCTCGAAAGAATATCCTCGTAATTGCGGCGGGTGAACTTTACATCAACGTTGTTTGAATCCAGCTCAAAGCCGTCAAGAACGCTATTGCAGATACCGACCGCAAGATCAAGGGTCTTCTGTTCAGGCTCACGGAACATCATCTCAAAGTCCTGCGCCCTTGTCTCTGCGCCTTGCCATCCGTTCTTTAGGATTACTGCTCCGTTGTTGGAGCTATCACCCGTACTTCCGTTACCCTGACTAGGCATACCGACGATCTCATTGATCGCGTCGAGAAGGTCACGCTTTAATGTCTCTATCTGATCCTGATTAAGTGTCTCGCTAATTACCTTTAAGTCCGCCTTGTACTCTCCGATGGACTTCAGCACTACCATTCCCGCCTCACGGATGGTATTAGCCGTCACGTCTTCGGGGAACTCGCAGTTGTAGGCCACAAGAAGGCTCTGTACGAACTGCTCCACGCTATCAAGGCGGTTGCTCTGAAGATCGTTCAGGCTATCAAGCAGCGGAAGGACTACCTCGAAGGCTCCGAGCCTCGCATTGTTAAGCGGGTACTCCACAATCGGGATTCCTTCAAGCCGATATGTAGAATGAACCTTAATGCTCGGATTCTTCCAATTATTGATCTCGAAATACTCTCCCAACGATGTATAGACGCAGAATGTCTTATCCTTCGTCTTGTCGTTCTCGGTGTAGTACACTCCCGCAAGCGGGGTCTGTCCTACGTCATTCCGATAGATGACAAACGCATTTCGGGGATCGGGGGTGTATATCTCGAAGGGAACTCTTGCTTTGGGGTTGGTAGCCGACAGAACCATGCGATAACCCGTACCGCATATCATCTGCCACTCAACAAGCTGCTTATCCTTGCTCGGCTTTCCGGCTTTGCGCATAAGATCATTGAGCTGGGCGATAGCGTCCGATACCTTGTCATCACTTACCGTTGAAACGTATTGGATCGGTTTTCCCACGGTATAGCCGACACGGAAGGCCACTATAGCATTGGCCCGGTTCTCCACAATGTGATTGCAGATTTCAGGACGCACTTCCTTCACCCGGTACAGAACGGGCTGATTGCCCTTGTAATAGTTGTAAAGTGTCTCGATCACAGTCCTGTTGGCTTCATGGATGGTAAAGGCGTCAGAAAGAACGGCTAATACATTGTCAGCCGTAATAGCGCTCTCGCTTGTAGTGATAACTTTGCGTCCAAAATAAGCCATAACCTTACTCCTTGCTAACCGATAGAGACAAAAAGGCTACGTTCATCTCCCATAGCCGGGAATAGGTGAAAACAACTTTGAATGAAGAAAGAATGTTATAAACAATCCTATTACTACACTTAAATTCTACGAAGAATCCGTAAGAAATGTCCACAGAAGTGAGCATATATGTTCTGATATTTCTTGATCTGGGGCCGATAGAAATACTCCACTTATTTACCCACTTATTTACCCACCTTTTTATTCACCTATTTAGCCACCTATTTACTCACCTATTTATCCAAAATTGGGGGTAAAGGTGAATAAATAGGTGGAGTAATATGCGGATAAATATGTGGAGTAATAGGTGGAGTATAAAGAAGAATAATAAGAAGAATAAAAAGAATAAAAAGAATAAGAACCGCGCACGCGAGAAAACACACAAAAAAACACCCCTAACTCTTGCACCTTAACGGTGCAGAGTAGGGGCAATGAAAAAGAAGGACAAAAATATTAAAATCGTCTGCGTATAATATCGACCACCGCCATGCCGGAATTGTTCATATCGCAAAGTCCAGCTAGGGAGTCCGCAGCGTCATCGTGAAGGTTCTTTTGGGTGAAACTAAATGTCTGTAATTCATTAATGAACAGGTCGTACTCTCGACCTCGTTCCTTGTCACGTCGGAAGAAGATATTCCGAATGTCCTGTTGGTACTGCTCTATCTTCGACAGCTTACTCATGGTGTTCGGCGCACGCTTGGAAGTCACGTTGCAGCTATAGCCGATCTCTTTCAGCTTCGCGCTTACCTCATCGGCATAACTCTGTCCGCCCACGTTCGCCTCGAACCTTACTTTCCTTACGGCGTTACGTTGTAATCGAGCCGCAACAATCGGGATCGTGACGCTCTTATCTTTTCGGTTAAACACAACATCATTTACATATATGTCACGACCATACTGATATGCTATCGGCATTGACAAACTATCGCCGCCACCAAACGCTACATCGCAGAACGCATACACATTATCCGGCTCTCCGTCAGGAAGAACGCCGTCATACCAAGTAAGCTGTTCCTGCGTGAACGGCATACCCTCTTTCTGAATGCCGCGCTGCAAGTACAAACAGGAGAATGTTACGGGGTCTAATTTTTCCCTGATCTGTGCTATCTTTTCATCGGTGTAGCAGTCCTCGCAATCATAGTGGAAGTTAGAGTGGCCTTCCTCGTCACATACCGGGAACGCATAGAAGTGATACCCCGGCTCTCCCTCATATCTGATTTTCTCTCGGCTTATCGGATCGTAGATAGACCAGATTGTACCCAACATTATCTCCTTAACATTGTTACCTATCTGTCGGGTACTGATCGTATCTGTATAGTTGGCATAGAGCGTTTCAAGTCTCTCTGGACTTCGGGCTTCTTCCGCATTCTTTACCAAGTCATCCGTTATCATGAATGTATCGGCTCTTGTTCGACCCGTGATAGATCCGCCAATCGAACACATATTGAAGGTCTGCGCGTCACCTTTACGACGATACCCAATCGTATTGTACTCGGCTGACTTCTCCGGCTTACCAATGGGAAATATCTCCTGAAAGTTATACTCGTCACCGCTAGTCATGTCGATAACCGCGTCCATCATCATCTTTACCATGCCGTCAGAATACGATACATACATATTCTTACTCTGGGGCCACTTTCCCATGATATATGCCATCAGGAATTTGATAAGGGTACTCTTACCACATCCCGGCGGTGTCGAGAGCGTCAACTTCTTCCCCTTTTCCTCGGCTATAAATTTCTCAATAGCCGTACAGACACCGAAGTTCTCTTCTAGCGCCTTCCTTCTCGGCAACCAAAATCTACTATTCGGGTTCCTATCCCATTCCATCGCGATCATAAAGTCATCGAAGCAGTCAGGGGCCGTAAACATATAACTCCTTCGGCTTAAGTCCAAACACTTTACATCCCCGCTTGTCTGCATTTCATAAATCATCGCGTCACGGAAGTCACGCATCAGGAATCGTCCATCTGCCCCATCCATTCGATATACGGCTTCTGCACATTGTATCCCATGCGTATACATACCGTTCTTCATATACGACTTATACGCCGCAATAAGTTCTTCTTTTTCGGTCATTTAATCCCCCTTATAAGGTTCAGGCAACGGCATCCACGCCTTGACATTCTTCACTATATCCCATGAGCCTTGTTCCGAAAAGTGTGTTTTGGGCGTTCGGGGAACACGATAACCTAGTCCTATATATCCATCTATGTCACAGAATAAGACATTTGTACCATCTTCCGGCAAACGTTCATTAACAGGAATCCACTCGTTCATTCCTTCTTACCCCCTTCGCGCATTATGCGATTCTGTTCGATTATCAAGTTCCCAATACGCCGCAATATTTCGTTGCTCTGCTCTATATGTTCCCGGATCTCTTCGTTCGTATTAATTAAATCCCCGAAGCCATATATCAATAGACTCACAATAATAGTCATTATCGTGCCTACTATAAACCCAACCGCGATATTTGCACTACCTTGACATACGGTATCTGCAATAAGGAAACTACCAAACATCCCCAGAAACCCAACAACAAATGCTAGTACCTTTATTACCTTACCCATCTTCATTCCGTCTCCCCCTTTATCTCAATCCCATTCTCGATCTTCCCAACTTCACTATTCGGCACATACATCAACGTATATCCACACGCTTCTCCTATCGCGGCCCCTACCTTCATCTTCACGCCGCCCCGCGCTACCATGCTTACCACATTCGCCGGAGTACCAAGCCCCAATTCCCTACTGATCTGCGCCATGCTCTTCTTCGCACGATCCAACATCAGCCTGATCGCTTCACTTACACTTAATCTCATCACACTTCAACCTCGCTTTTCTTCATTCTTGTTTTGCAGCCGACAACATTACTGCCCTACGGCCTATTTTCACTTTTGATTATACACAAAATAATATTGTTGTCAAGAAAAATCTATTGATGAACAAAGAAAGATAAGAGGTTGAGGGGAGGGGCCTTTTTTAATTTTTTTCTGCTGACTAGGTTAAACAGCCCCGGACCCCCGGACCCCCGATTTCCCCGCGGGGCCTCGCCTAGTTGCGCGACGATCACGACCGACAGCAGACCCCGACAGAATCCGCCAACGCCATCAGGACGGGCAGCCGGAACGCCCGAAACGCCCTATTTATGCGGCTTTACGACATTATCCCGAACGCGTGAACTATTCGCTAAACGCGGATTTATCGAAACTTTGCGCCCTTTTGCGGCTGTATCTTCCTATTATATGCAAATTATTGTCTTATCATCATGACATTTTTCTTACAATCAATAGAAAAAACTATTGACAGGGGCGTTATCATAGTGTATAATCAGATCGGAAACAAGAAACAGACCGCCCGCCTTTTAATTCACAAAGGGCAGCGGGATTAAGTTAGAAAGGGGCGTGTGTATATATGAACAATCCAATTAGAGAGGGGCCGATCGAGATGAGCTATGCGGATCTATTAGACAAGCTAATCGAGGAAAACAAAGTTTTAAGAGCTGAAAATGAGCGTTTAAAACGAGAACTCGAAGAACTTAAAAAAGCCGCAAGCGGTGCAAGCGCAAGCGGCGAAAATAAAAAGTAGTTAAGTAATAAAAGAAGATAGCGAGGTCGGAAGAACCGCCCGCCGATCTCGCTTGATATGTTAGCATAAGCGGCGGCAAAAATCAAGAAAGGAAAAAGAAAAAATGTTAATGTGGGAAGATTTGAAAGTCGGTTGTGATTACATTGCAACGGATAAAGACGGGCGAAAGCATAAAGCGACATGCGGCGCAGTACCAAACACGGGCGAAAAAATAGTCTTTTGTTGTTATCCAATGTTTACGAGTAACGGCGAACGAAACGATCTTGTCAGTTATGAAAAAGTAACAAAGGAAAAAGAGGGCTAAACGATGAAATATGAAACTATATTGTCAATGCCGGACAGCCGCGAAAAGTTTTTAAAACTAGAGCGGAAACTGTTACAGCTACAGCCACACGGCGCAATGTTTGACACAGCAAAAGCAGAATGGCGGCGATTGTTTGACATTTACCGCGGCAATAACAAAAAACAGAAAGGTTAAAAAGGTGAAACTATGAACGACAATTATTTTGTAATCAACAAAGAAACTAACAAAATCGAACTGCATTTTAACAAGTCTATGTATTTAGGTTTAGACGAAGAAACAAAGAAAGCGATTAAAAGTACTTGCTTATTTAGCCGTTTCGGCTCGTGTTGGGTGTCGCGTGGCTTTGTTGGTAGTTGGTCGGCGTTAAAGGTTAAAGAGATCGCCGAGAAAATCGGTTTAGAGAATGTCGGTGCAGAGGGTGAGCGGTTAAGTTTTGCAGAACAGATGGATCGCAAAGCCGAAAGAGCCGAGTGTCGCGCGGAAAGATACGAAGAACGCGCCGAGAGAGCCGCGGAACGTGGCGCAGCGTTACAGAAACCGATCGAAAGTATGCACGGCGATATTGCATTTTTTACGCAGCCCAATATAAATACATCTTCTGGACGTGCTTTTACAAATAAGCGAAATAGAATGTGGGCCGCGTGGGAAAATGGTTTTGAGGAATTTAAAAAGTCAAAGTATTGGACAGACAGAGCCGAAACAGCGAGACAGACTGCGAAAGGGTGCAAGTTACAGCCGATCGACTTCTGCGAGCGCAGAATCAAAGAGTGCAATCACGACATAAAGTCGCTAGGAAAAGATCTTGAAAATAACAAAAAGTTATTAGAAAGGATCGAGAGCGGCGAAGAGGTGCGCCGGGGATATTTCCACGACGGCGAGATCATAACGGCTGATGAAGTCAACGACTGGATTGATAGCACAATAGAACGCATTGAGGCGGCAGTTGATAAGGCTGCATATTATCAGGCTATGATTGATGAGCAAGGCGGCCAGAAATACAACAAGGATAATATTAATGTGGGCGACATTGTGAAAACTGTTCGCGGTTTTCGTGGATTGGTTGAGGTCACAAGAAAAGGAACAAAGAATTTTTCCGGTAAATCATTAAATAGCGGTTGGCCGTGTGAGTTTTCATACGCCGAAATCACCGAAGTGGTTAAAAATCAAGAGGGCGAGCGCGAAATTAAACACGGATTTAAGGCCGGCGACGTTTACACCGTCAAAATGTATGATTACAGCATACACGAATACAAGCCCGCAACAGTAACAATTGTTAAAGTAACAGCCGATAAGGCCACAGTTAAAGTAAATAACGAAAGAGCGAAATCTGTTGCAATTCGAAATAGTTTTAACGGTGACTATTATATCCCCGTACAGACAAGCCGCGATCATTATGAATGGCTGCACGCAAAGACCGAGAACACCGAAACAGCATAAAACAAATATTAACGGGGGCGGCAAGTCTGCCCCCTTTTGAAAAGGAGTTAAACATGATTCAGAACGGCAGCAAAATCAAAATACATATTTACGACATAAACAAAAAAGAAATTAAAACGCGTGTATATAACAAGGTTTTTACGGTGTACGAGTGCGGCGGAGTTCTCGGTGTTGATTGGAATGCGGATCAATTTACACCCTTAACGGCTTTCGCGACTGAAAATAATACGGTAGTTTTTGAGGGGGTGACAGTATGACTATTCGCGAATTATGGAATATTTACCGGGCAGAATTGGATCGTGTTGGTATGCGTAAAATAGACGGGATCAACGGCAATTCTACAAAAGCGGAGTTAATAAACGCAATCGCATGTCTACGGGCTAGCGATGAAGAAATGCAGCGTTATCTTGACGCATTGCGGAACGTGTACCCGAACACGGCCGCCACGATTGCCGAAAATGGCGATTTTAAAACACATTATTTTAACCGGCTGTATACTTTCAACATCGGCCGTCAAATATTAAAGGGGGATTGTTAATCATGAGAAGAATATACTGCCACAAGCGCGATTTATCGCGAGTTTTACATACCGAATCATTAAAACAAGAGTTCAAAAACCGTTTTGTAAATATGTCTGTAAGGCCTTACAGGGGCCGCAAATATGGCCCGGATTACGTTGTAATAAATATAGGTTAATGGGGCGGGCGTTCTGCCCTACCCCACACAAAGAAAGGAGCGCGATCTATGTTATATTTAGCATACAAAGACGAAAACGGCACAGGCGCAGCGGGGTTGTTTGACTATGAAGATTTACACAGCGTACTCTTTAACCCTAGCCGCAAACAGCTTTGTATAATTGATCTTGACCGCATACACGGCAAGACATACACCGACAAAAAGGAGTATATCAGAAACAAAGCAATTGATTTTCAGTTAATCGACAGCGAAATCTCCGGCGGCGGTTTGTCGTGGGGTGAGTACGCAGCAGTAGCAAACTTTTTTGAGACATACGGACGGCGATTCGGTCTTCTGCGAGAGTTTCGCGAGAACGCAATCTGTTAAGGGGGGTGAACGCATGAAACACACTTACACCTTACCGAAGGGCATCAAATATGCGCCATATTTGCTCGATCTGATAGAGGGCAATCACGTATTAATCGCGGGTACAACGGGCGCGGGAAAGTCCGTTCTGGAAAACTCAATAATCCACTCTTTTCTGTCGGCTAGGTTTCCCGGACAGACAAACGACGGACGCGGGGCGCGTTTCGTGCTTCTCGATCCGAAAAAGGTTGAGTTAAGAATGTATAAGGACTTACCCCACACAATGTATTATGCCGACAATATAACCGACATTATAGCCGTTCTGCGTTCCGTGCGGGCGATCGTCGACAACAGACTCACCCGAATGCAGCAGAACGGACAGAAGAACACGACCGAATGTCCGATATATGTTTTTATTGATGAACTTGTGGATCTTGTAACAAATAGGAAGTACGGAAAAGAGATTGTTACACTTTTATCGGATATCGCGTCAATCTCCAGAGCAGCGGGTGTTTTTATGATCGCATTAACGCAATCTCCGGCAAGGGTAATAATTCCCGCACAATTCAAGTTATTGTTTAATTGCCGCGTAGCTCTTCGGTGTAATAATGCAATAGAAAGCCGACAAATAATAGACGATGATAGCGCGGTCTTTCTGCCCTTGCATGGTCTGGGAATCGTACAACAAAATCTCGACCGATACCAAATAGAAATCTATTATCACACGGATGCAGAGTTGAAAAGGCTTGTGAAGTTCTGGACGCAACAGAACAATTTCTTCGGGCGATTGAAAGCCCGTAGGCAATAATAATTATATGCTCCCGCTATTCTGGCGGGGGCTTTCTTTATGTCCAGATTTATCGGCCAATTCCCTAACGCATTTAAAGCCGTTTTAAGTCCCTTTATACCTTTACCCTATAGAATACACACCGAAAGCATTTAAAGCCGTTTGCGGGCATTCTACGCGGCTTGTTTTTGACTTTACGGCAATACAAAACAAAGGGAGCAGCCGCAGCCGCCCCCGATGTCAAAAGGAGTTGTTCTATAATGTCTTAGAGTATGTCATGATTCATTTGTCGGCGTGTCTGACTTATCCTTTTCGGCAAGCTCCGCAGCCTTCTTCCGTTCATTATATTTACGCCTTCTCTCTTGATATTCTTCTTTATGCTCCTGATAATATTCTTTCAAATATTCTTTCTTTTTCGCCTTCCTTATCGGCTTATTAGCTTCTGCGGCTTCTTTCCGTTCTGCTTTTCGCTTCTCTCTTGCTTCTGCTCTCTCTAATGCGGGGTCATCTATTATTTTAATATCTGCATCAATAGCGGAAGAATTATCAGCCGTCAAAAATCTTTCTGCCCCCGGCAAACGCTTGCTTTCTGCGATTAGATCAGCGGTTGACAAGGCATCCTGATTAGCGTTCTGCTGAATTACAATCTCTTGCGTGTCTTTATAGCCATAGAACGCTTTACCGACAAATATTCCACTAACAGGATTAATATTACCGTCGTGCATATCTTGCGCCCAGATATCTTGAAGCACGGCGTAAAACATTGTTGCTACTTTCTGGTGTTCTGCTGAACCGCTTGAACCTTCGTACCAATGCCGAAGCGTATTAATAGATACACCTAACCAATTTGTACAGCCACCGACACTAGGCGCGGCATCCTCTTCTGCGCAATGCGTGAGATATTCTTCGATTCTTTCTGCGATTGCTTGCGGATCTCGAATGTCTACCCTCGGCCTTTTCCATGCTTGCATGGCGTTCAAAATTAATTTGCGGTTAGTTCCCGGTTTCTGCGGCGGTCGTTGCGTTGGCGGTACTTTATACCCCATCAAACCACTCCTTTCTGCTTAATAAAATTCTCTGATCTTCTTTTCAACCTTCTCGATATACGATAAGGTCTTGTGCATGATTGCCGAAATAACGATTGCAGTAGCCGATAATAGCGTGATTAATAATACCATTGTCATCACTCCCTTCTTGCATAATAGGTCTATTATAAAGGTTACATGAACCTACGGCAACATATAGTTTGTTACGATTGTGTTACTTTATTCTTCGTTTTCTGCGTCTAATAGCGTTCGTATGCGGAGCCGCGTCTCGGTAAATCCCGGCAACATAGTCACCATTAGGAACACTTTTACGGCGAATTGGTGGGCTTCTTCAACTTGATGACTCCGATAATTCTTCGGATTCTGTAGGATGATTGCAGCCTTTTCAAGTGTCATCATGTTTAACACCTTCTTTCTAATTAAACCACTTAATTACTGTTTCGCCCTTATAGCCTTTTTCCCATACATACCACGCATAAGCTATCATGCTCCCGACAAACACTCCGTTTTTCCCACATTGAATACGACTAGATGATACCCATATTGTTTTCGGTGGATATTTTTCATAGAGTTTTCTGCGGCTTTTACCTTCCAGAAATTGAACCTTTAAAAACATACACACTTTATTACCGCTATCAATTAACGATAAAGCGTGTTCAATAAATTCTTGTGCATATCTATAGGGCGGGTTTGTAACAATATCACCACTGAAATGCTCTTTTTGTTGTAAGAAATCCACCCCCCCCTCTCCAAATCCGCGATAAATTAAATCTGTTGCTTTAACGTTGAATCCGTTTTTTATAAACACCTTTGCTAAATGTCCTTCGCCACAAGCACACTCCCATATATTATCGTTTAAATGTTCAATTTCCATCAAATATTCTGCGGCTATAGGTTGTGTAGCATAATAATCGTGTTCTTCTCGTTCTTCTTTGCACTCATTTCTTGCGCCTAAACACCCACATACACTATGATAATTACCGACCCAATCTTGCTTTTTACTACGTTTGACTTTAGGTTTAGGAGTTTCTTGACTTTCAAACAATGATAATTGCCCCAATATCTCCGTCATTTGACCCCCTCTTTCACTCTTTCCATCCAATCGGCTGTTACTTCTACTCCGGCATATTCCTTTAGCAGTTCTGCAAGCTCCGTGTCGGTTACTATCCCGTCCTGAACGCTCAAAAACAGGCTTGCAACGTCGTGGATATAGTCGGGTGCATTGTCGTGATTGATTAGCCCGTCCTCTACCAGAATATTCAGCGGGATAGTGAGCATATAAAAGAATGCTCTCTCGGTCGCGTCCTGTTCCATTTCTCGGCTTGCCTGTTGTGCGATTCCCTTCATGTATGCGATCTGCGGAGAGCTGAACCCGTTGCGCCGGAGCTTTTGATATACGTTAGGTTTGCTCATCTTTTCCCCTTTCTAGACTCCCATTCATCGCAAGTGTCCTCGTATTCTGTCCATTCGGAATAATTATCGCTATCGGGATTAGTGCATACCCAATCATCGGGGAATGTACCATCAGGCTTGTGGTATCTGCACGTTCCACAACATTCTTCTTTGTCTCTCATCTTCTGCCCCCTTAATCGCAGCTATCGCCCGTCTTATACCAGAGATAGTATTTGCCATCCTTCTTGTAAACCTTCGTGCCGTATAAACCATAGCCGCACAATACGGAAACGCTGAAATACTTAGTTTCAAGATGAGCCGGAACAAAACCGCGTCCGTCGCTTGCTTCCATGATCTCGTCGTACTCTTCTTTTGTGATTTCTCTAGTGCTTTCTGTCATCTGTTTTCTCCCTTCTCCATCTCTGCGCCGCACATCGGGCAGTATTTTCCAGACGAATCTGCATCTTTCCATGTAAAGCCGCAATTAGAGCAAACATACATCAGCGGTATATACTCGTCGTTTTCTATATTCCACTTCCCCGTCTTCCTTGCCGGAGTGACGGAAGGTAAATCCATTAGTGCTTTGATTGCGTCTGTAGCGTCAAATCCTTCAGGAATTTTGCAACCATATGCTTCAATATCTCTTTCTTCCAAATACTTCATGGCTGTAATTGCCGCTTCTCTGCTCACGGCGTCCTCGCAAGGCAAAACAACAAATTTATCCGTTTCGGCATCGTATAAATACTTTGGCTCTGCTCGGAGGGCGTCGATTGCTAATTCACACGCCTTCTTCCCTTCTTCATCAGGAGTTTCCCAACTATTACAACTATTCCAAAATTGTTGTAAATGTTTAATCGCTTCTTCTCCTGTCATTCCTTCGCCCCCGTTGCTTCGATAATTGTGGGTGCATTTCTGATGTCATCCATCCTTACCGCATACTTACACTCGCCCATAATGGTATTCATCATTTCTTTGCACTCATCTAATGTATCAGCATCTATCAATCTTCCGTGGTGTTCGGGAAGTGGTGTGCCGTTAGCTATTGCATCGCCATAAAATACTTCGTGAGAATGATGTGCCTTTAAATATTCATATTCCTCTTTGGGTATATCAATCACTATCTGCATTGCTCTCACCCTCTTTCGGCAAGCCCACCAGCTTCATAATCGTTACTATCCGCCATGTGTGGCATACATGGAAAACGTTGATCGTTACTACTGCGCATATAATAAACGCAAGAAATATTATTGTTTTGTCGGTCATTTTTCATCCCCCATAAAATCAAAAATGTTCATCTGCGCCGTTTCGCGCTTTAATCGTTCTGCCGCTATGTCGTAGTATTTAGTATCGATCTCGATACCTATAAACTCGCGTTCGCTCTCTATTTTGGGGAGAATATTTAAACAATCATCGTTGTAAAATCCAAAATCTAACATTCTTCCCCGCTTTCTTCTATGGCCCTGTCTATGTCGCGTTGCGTATCTGCCTCCATCTTTGCCTTTTCTATAGCGGCCTCCATTTCATTACACATAACCGCCCATAAATAATCAGGATTCCACGGCATATCATTTAATCTGGGCTTAGTGATCGTTTCTTCAAGCAGCCACATCAGATTCCAACAAGCCGCAACTAAATGCGTAGGTTCATCGTCTATCCCGGCAATCCATTTCGCTAAGTGTCTCGCCCCACTATCAGCAAGGGAGCTAAAAGGAATCCCCATTCTCACATTGTTCTCGCCGTAATGCTTGGCTCCGCGCTCACAATGCTTCGAAAGCTCTATGATTGCATTCCACGGTAGTAAATCCATACGACCCTTGCCATCGGCATTGTCGCGTTTCGCTCCTGTTTCAAAAATTCTATCGTCATCCAATTAGCATTCCCCCCTATCTCTCTGTCGCAAAATAATCTGTATCTACGTGATATTTAACATTTCCTAATTCCGGGTGCATACTTTGAAAAATGATCTCTGTATCTAAACTCCCGCAAGTAGCCAGCTTTAACGCAAGGCACATCGTGCGATCACTTACCTTAACAGTGTCTAAATGCCTTAATGTCCACTCTGCATACTGCCCGCGCTGGTGTAATACCCCATAAATCGTGTTAGGCCACTTCGGACTGTTCATGCGGTTAAGTATCACGGAACCCGTCAGCATCAGGCAGAGATCGCTATTGCATCCATTTTCCAGCTCCATCGCCGCCGCTAATAACTTAATGTCTTCAACACTCAACACTGCACCATTAGAACTAGCTTTAACCGCGTTTAAATGCCCCACAAAGCCGATAAACAATATGCAGATGATAATTCCTACTCTTAATCTCATAACTTCCTCATTTTGTCTTGTAGCTCATTTCTGATCGGTACTTATTCGCCCTCATAACGATCTCTAACGCCTTGCAGAATGCGGCCCGGTAAATCTTATCTTCGGCTTTCTCGGCCCCGGCAAGGGTGATTATCACATCATTAAACTCGTTCATAACCACTCCCCATGCCGTAATACTGTTAGCCGATATAACGCAAGCCTTTTTAATGTCTAATTCTTCTGCGGCTACCGAACCGATCACATCCTCGTAACTCGCAATGGTCTTTAACGTGTTACATATCTTTCTGTTCGTCATGCGCTTTTACATACCTCTTATCAATTACCTCGCCCAACGTAATCAGGATTGCTCTACATAAGTCTCCTTCTTCCGTCTTCGCGTACTTGTCATCTAACTCTCTGACGGCCTTATACCAGCCGTCAAATTCTGCTTTTGTTTCGCATTTTCCCTGATTCTGCCAGAGCAAGAATATATCCGCCCACATCGTCCACAGGGTACTTCCTTTTTGTGCCTCGTATCTTGCCATATCTCAATTCCTCTTTGGACACCATTGCGGACACGTTTTCACGCGGTTTTCGACTATCTCCCGCATTTCGGTGCATAAGCGTTTCGCGTTTTTCCTGTCGCTCACAAACATACACTTATCGCACTTATCACAACGGGGAAGTGAAGAAATATACCGCTTATACGCAATCCGCGCTTTGTGCGTCCTAAATTCCTTATCTTCCATACTTGCCATAATCCCTTAAAATGGTAATTCTGCGTCCTCATAATTTACGGTTTTAAATCCTTCCGGCTTTGGCTTTTGCCCTATTGCCTCAACCCATTTATAATTGAAACTGTCACCCGTAAAGCTCTGATCTACTCCTGTTATCCGTCGTGTACCAGCTTCGTATTTCAGCCGGATTGCTTCGTCATTCATTGCAAGATTGCCTGTCAATCGGTTCTTCGTTATCCATAACTCGCGCTGCGATTCATCAATTTCGGCTTCATCCTTGCGCTTATGGCAACGCTGATAACTCATAACCACATCAACTTTATTCGTAATGTCCGCCGATCCTGATATGTCATCGTTAGTAAATGTAGATTTAACATCCCCGCCGACACGCTTTCTCGGATGTGCCACGAGTATAACAATCACGTTATGTTGCTTTGCCAACTTCGTAAGCCGTCCGACAAATTGCGATTGAACACGATACAACGAATCATTACTTGTGGCTTCAACTACTGTCATCAGGTTGTCTAAACAAACCAGCTTGCAGCCGTACTGAATGATCGCTTGCTCGGCTATTTTCAGCAAATCCGCGCTCTCATCTGTCTGGCTCACATCCGATGAATCGTATAGAAACAACCGACCTCTGTAATACTCAAAGATTGCGTTCTTCATAGTGTCTGACACTTCCCGTTCGTGCTTTCCCGCCCACATGGTTTTGCAGAAATTCCTTACCACGTAGTTAGGCAGCTCTCCCGAATACAAAAATGTCTTTATATCTTTATCTACGGCATTACATATCAACTGTTGCATGAAGGTTGACTTGCCGTCACCACGATTACCCGTCAGCAATATCACTTGTCCGAAATACAGACCCCGTGTGAGTGCATCGTCTAACTCCCTTATGCCTGTCCTGAATGCCGGAAGGTCAAGGATATTCACATCCTCTACATCCGATACATCAGTTATTCTTGCAATCGGTAGCGGTTTAGCGTTCTCTACGGCCTTTTTTACGGCTTCTGCGCCATAGGTCTGTAGAATTTCGTTCGCGTCCTTGCAACCGCCGTAATCTTCGCTCCTAACAACCTTAACAAGCGTGTTAGGAAAGCGATCTTGCACCATATCGACAAGGGTTATACCGCCTTTCTCGTTATCTCCAAAGACGATTAAATTTTTGAATTTGTTTACAAAATCCCAACAATGAGGAATCCAAGTCTTGCCTTTACACCCCGTTGGTACACTTACTGCGTTTGGTATTCCAGCCGTTGCCACCGACAACGAATCTATCTGTCCTTCCGTCAAAACTAATGTGTCAACCGACATATCACATTGCGGCATACCGAATAGAATAGGTTTTCCGTCCTTTTCGCTCCACTCTTTGTTGCTATCCTTCTGCGGATCAAAGTCTGTCTTTCGGTACTTGATAAAGCAGACCGTACCTTTTACATCCCGGAACGGAAAAACCAAAATGTTCTCATGCTCCTTTTGCACCGTCAGCTCGTACTTGCGACAAACTTCCTCGCTTATCCCCCTACTCGCACAATACCTTACCGCCGCGTCACGGCTCTCGATATGCTCAATCCGATACGTTTTATATTTCTTCGTGTCGTAGCCGTAATAAGAATCTGCGTCAGCTATCGGGAAATTGAACTCTTTAGCAAGCTGCCAAAACGAACCTTTAGCACCGCACGAAGCACGGAAACAGTTAAATGCGCCTGAATTAAGGTTGATAGCGAACTTTCTCTGATCGGTTTTGCTATTACCGTGACAGTAAGGACAGATTTTGAACTGCAATTCATCACCGCGTATTTGAGTGCTGGCGTTTATAAAGTTGGCAAAATCTAACGCGTCTTGCCGTTTAAACTCATAGAATTGCACATTTAATACTCTCCTTCATCGGGCCTTAATCACCGCCCCATTCACAATAGCCTTCATCTTCTTCCGGCTTTATTCTTTCTTCTTTATCTTCTTCTTTGCTATTAGCCGCCTTTTTATCCGTTTTTTTATCCGTCTTTTTATCCGCCCCTGTGTAAAGATCGTAATTAACAACGGATATTAAGGTGTAGCCGTTAAAGCCTGTTTTAGACGATACCTTTATCTCGCCTAACTGCTCTAGTTTTTCTAGTGATCTAGCTAACGTACTATAAGGCAAACGGGTTTCATTCATAAGCCTTCCGGGATGGGCTGCATTACCGATGGAGCATATCAACTCGCCGCGTTTTAACTTAATCCCGCGCCATGTAGCCGCCTCGTAGTTAGCCGATAACAACAAATAGAACATCAGGAAAACGGTATTCGAAGAACACCCCGTAAACCATCCCGTTTCCCTAATTCGCCTATCAAGATAGACACGACCCTTGAAGTCGCTTTCAAACTCACTCATGTTTTCTCAATTCCTCTCGTAACTCGTACCGCAGAATGTCATGTATCATCTGCCCGGCAAGCCGATCATTACAGAAAATCACTTGTAGGCCATATCTCGCCTGATATGCCATGAGCGTAGCCAAGACCGCCTTCTCATTCATTCGACTTTGGTACTTATGCCCGTAGATGTGCTCCCAACTCGCATTTTCAATGACTAAGTACATCCTTGCGCCCGCAAGCTGCATACGCTTTAATTCCCACTCAAAGCGATTGCGTACTTTGTCAAGTAAGTGCTCGCCGTTCCAAGCGACTACAGCGGGGCTATCCTTACCGCTTTCGCAGAAATTGTTAATTATTTCAGACAGCCCCATCTTGCGCTCAATATGAACCTTCCCGACTAGGCTTATTTCTTCGCCGTTATCCCTGAATGATTTAGCCGAATAATCTCCAAAGTCCAATTTGCAGCGTTCCCACAAGCCGATTTCATTCATGCGCCTACGGAAACGCTCGGTATCATGCTCCCGACTATCCGTAAGCACAACCATGCGCTCTAACGTGTTCTCAATCTCTGTTGGATGCACGTTTAATCCCCCTTACATTAGAACGGAAGTTCATCACTCAAACCATCCGGGATGTTTACATAGCCATCTGCATCGGTCTTTACGCTTTCTTCTTCGAGTATCTTGTCTTTCGGCTCTCTGTAAGTGCCGTTCTTTACAGCATCAACAGAAATAAGACGTTTGTTGAACTTATAAGCCGTCTTAATCTTGCCGTCCTTGCCCTTGTAGTCCTCGCGGTAGATAACACCGCCTACAAGTTTACCGACAAGGGTTTTCTCGTCCGTACCGTTAAAACGGAAGCCGGGATTGCTGTCCTCAATAGCCGCAAAGCACGTATCAAACGTTTTCTTCGTCCAGCCGTCACGCTCGCTGCCGTCATTTTTCGGACACCAAATCTCAATAACGCCGCGCCACTTCTTATCCTCGTTAGTGTTGTTCTCAAATTCCTTCTTGTAGTAGTCCTTGTACTCGCCCTCGTTTACGTCCACTTTAAGACGGAGCATATCGCTCTTACCTTCTGTACCCTCGATGTACTGAACCGCCTGAATTTTTAAGACGTATGCACCTTTCGGAAGTCTCTCAAAGTCCTGATAGGCGTTGTTACGGTTGTAACCAAAATCCCTCATGCTTTCTTCTCCTTATCTTTAGTTTTGTTATCATCAAGGCCATAATAGGCTCTGATAGTTTCGTCAACTTTCTTTAAATCGTTATCTATTTCCTCGCCCTCAAACATATCTTCCGGCGATTTAGTAATGTCGTAGCCGTCACTCTGCGTTCTGAAGTAGTGGCGCGTTCCGTCTGTCATACAGCGCAAGCAGATGGTTACAAACGATTCAAGCGGACACTTCTGATCTAACAGTTTTCCGATAGTCTTCAGCGTTACACCGCCGTAATTACTGTCTCTATCCTCATGCAGAATGAAATAGACGATTACATCATCAGGCAATGCCTTGACAAGCTGGAACAGGCCGAACATACTTCCGGCAATATCGTTGTAAAGATCGAACTGATTAATGTTCTTGTTTGCGTGGTTACGCATGAAGTTGTTAACCATGATGTAAGTAGCATCATCAATAACGGCTACTTTTGTCGGCATTTTCTGTAATCCGGCAACGATCTTCGCCGCATCGTCCGACTTGAATACATACTTAAAATTCTTGCGGAAGGGTAAATCCTTCTCGCACACATTCACAAGAAACAACTCATCCTCGTTAAAATTCTTCAGACTACGGCTCTTGCCACTTCCTGACTTGCCATAGATAATTACGCTTCTTCCCATTCTTTCTCCTTCTTCAATAATTCCGCGATATGGTTATATGCGGTTATTTTCTCTTGCTCTTTCTTGTACTCGGAATCGCCGCTGCTTTGATATGCTTCGCAATCATCAACTATCCGTGATATACGTTCCCATACCCAATCTTGCGGCCTATTCATCAGCGGTACTCCCTTCTTCCTTCTCAGTTATACGAGAACACCACATATCAGCAAAATGTAACAGAAGGTCTAACATCTGTTCCTTACCCTGATATGAATACTTCAGCTCGGAGTACATACCGTTATGGAACAGGATCGCGTGTTCTTCTTCTTCAGTAAGGCTGATAAAACGCTCTGCTATCGCAATGCTTCTTACTTCATGCGGGATATACAGTAAATCAGGATTGCTTACATAAGGCTTACTCTCAGACCTTTTCCCGGTCTTCTTCAGTACGTTCTCCACGTACATAGGCTTATAACGGTCTCCAACCTTCCCAAGATCGTGCAGTAAACCGACGATTACCAGCGTGTGATAACGGGGGAACTCCGTTATACATAACTGTCTTGCAAGGCCGATGATCGTATTGCAGACGTGCAAACTATGTTGGGCCAAACCACCCTCGCAAGATAAGTGATACTGAGTGCTACACGGAGCCTCAAAGAATCCCGCCTCATCCATATAGGCGATTAGATCATCAACCCCTTTACGCTCGGTATCTCTGAGTGCCGCAATAATTTCTTCCCTGTTTTCGGCTCTCAATTCTTCCGAAATCTCTTTCATCATTCTTCTCCTTCCTACTTGCCATTAGTGATATAACTGCACCAGGAATTATCCCGATACAAAACAAAGCGAACCCTAACGCCATTGTTGATACCTGACGCTCCCAATCGGGCGTTTCGCACATCATTAAGATGATTCCGCTGAAAACGCAGCCAAACATCAGAAGTCCTACAATCGCTTTAAGTGTTCGCTCTATTATCTTTTTCATGTTTTTCTCTCCATTCGCGCTCTATTTTTTCTGTCTCTTTTAGGTACTTGTGCTTTGCCACCGAAAGCCGATAGCAATAATTCAGAACATCCCATTCGTATCTGGTGATTAAGCCATCCTCTAATGCTGCCCGGATTCTTAATGCCTGTTCGGGTAGTTTCTGCTCGGCAATACTCAAACATTTCGGCATATCCTTGTAGCTTGCGTCGTGGTTCAGTAACCGCGCTATCTCGTCTTGTGAGTCAATCAGCCGCATATATGCACTTTTCATTTGCCACACCTCCGCTGACTGACAAATTCACGTAACTTCTCTTCGATCACGTAAAACTTTCCCCTCGGTGAAGTCCTGAACATCGGCGAGTTAGGCATATGCGCGATCCGCATTAACATTTCCTTGTTCCAACCGTCTCGCTCTAATTCAGAAATAGACTTCATTGTTCCGGCCTTTTCCATTGGTTCACCCCTTCCGTTATGTCTCAACTGTGGCTTCTTCTTCCACGTTCTCGGTATTTATGTCCGTTCTCGACACGCAAGGGGCAAAAAAAATACGCCATATTGCTTCGGACGATAAATCATACCGATCAATAATCATCTGTATCTCGCTCTGGGTAAAGCCCTTGCTCTTTCCATTTAATTTATAGGAGAAAGCATTCGTGCTTATGTCCATTAGCTTTGCCAATACTTCGCTAGTATCTCCGTGTCGAGCCATCTCCGCACGTAATTCATTCCTGTTCATTAATAACCCCCTTTCTCGCTTGTGCGTTTCTCGTTTCGACATCTATACTCTATCACGACACTTTTTCACTGTCAAGACATATTTGTAAATTTATTTTGAATTTTTTCCACTACATTTGTCAAATCGCTCATTATGTGTTATATTTTATTTGTCGTGAGACGATATATTCATTATAAAGGAGGTATAAGCCTATGAAGGAAATGGGAAATCGCATTAGAGACAAAAGAATAGAATTAGGATTGACAATGTCGGAATTAGGAAGCCGCGTAGGTTTACAAAGCTCCGCAATCAACAAACTCGAACACGGCGAAATAAAGTATGTTGAACGAGATCGCATTGCAAAGTTAGCCGAAGTATTCCACGTTAGTCCGGCATGGCTTATGTTCGGAGAAGACAAAGACGTAACATTAACGTATCAAGCACCCGGCAAAGAACCTATAACCGCTATCGAACTGCACAAGTCCTCTCCAATCGTAGGTGAAGCCGCAAAAAGAGCCGCATTATATTCGGCTGCATTAAATGTTCCCGCTCAAAATCTCGACATAGCAATCGAATTACTAAAATCGCTTTCAGAAAAAAATGAAAATTCATAATAGAAAGAGGTGAACGATATGACAGAAGTATATATTTTAACTGCCATTTTCCTCATCTTACAGATTGAGTTTAATGTAGTACTGTTAATCATGAAGAAGAGCAAGCGTCTCAACCGCAAGACAATAAAGGAGTAAACCATGCCTAGAGCTAAATATACAAAAGGTTCAGACGGGCGGTTCAGGACGGCGATCAGGACGGGTGAATACGACGAACAGGGCCGCCCGATAAAGATATACCTATCCAGCAACATATCTTCGGCTGACCTAGAGAAAAAAGTTCAGGACATAAAGTATAAAATGCGCCACGGCATTAAAATGCAGATACAGACCAATCGTATCTTGTTCGAGGAATACGCCGAAAAGTTTCTCCGGGTCAAAGAGCAAAGATCCATCAAGACCTATGAAATGTACGAAGGGGCTTTAAAACACGCCGAAGAACTATACCGAATACCGATAGAGCTGATAAAGGCTTCGGACATTCAGTTGCTTATAGCCGCTAATGCCATGCACCCCAGAACGTGCGAAATGATCTTGCTGACCTTGCGGCAGATATTTGACATGGCTATCGACGATGACATACTCACGAAAAATCCATGCCGGAACATTGAACTGCCCCGACATTATAAGCAAGAGAAACGGGCTTTCACGGAAGAAGAAAAGACCAAGATACGCAATGCGGAAGGTCTGAACGAGCTGGAACGCGCCTACATTCATGTCCTTTACGGAACGGGAGTAAGACCCGCCGAAGCGCAAGCCTTAACATGGCGGGATGTGGACTTTAAAAACAATACCATCACCATCAACAAGGCTCTGCAATTCACAAATAGCCGTGTTGCAAGCGTCGGATTGCCGAAAACAAACAAGTCTATCCGCACATTGCCCGTTCCCGACTTCGTAATAGCCTCAATAACGGCTTTAAAGAAGTTAGGGGTACATTCTACTACCTCTACCCTCTTCGGCACGAATACGGGCGAATTACGGACCCGGAGCGCATATAAGAACATTTGGGATTCAGCCGCAAAGAAATTAAAGTTAGAAGGCGTATCGGCTTACTACTGCCGTCACGACTTTTGCACTCGGTGTCGAAAGAATAATGTCGATATAAAAATCTGTCAAGCATGGATGGGTCATAGCGACACGAAAATGATTTTAAATATTTACACTCACTTTGATACATCACAAGCCGCTCTCTCAGTAGCCATGAACAAATTGGATTTCTAGTGGCTAATTTTTTGGCAAACTTTTGGCAAACTTTGGCAAACTTTTTACCCATTTAAACCCCTATATTTGCCGATAAATGCCGATAGAAATTTGAGAAAAAGAAAAGGCGCAAACCCTTGATTTTACTAGGATTTACGCCTTACGGAGTGGGTGGGATTCGAACCCACGAGACGTTGCCGCCTACCTGATTTCGAGTCAGTAAAAAATGGCTTATTTCTGCGGTTTTTCCGCTTCGTGGCGAATTTTTTGGCAAATTTTATTCTCCAACATTTCAATCCATTTCTCCAAATTGGGGGTAGGATTCATCTCATAAGCCGCCTCCGCTGCGGTCAGTAAACTTATTAATATCTCCATAGTTTCTACCTCAAAAGGGCGCACCCAGAATCGAGTGCGCCTGTTCTTTCGTCTTAATATCTTCTGTTGCTGTATCCCTCTGCGGGTTCGCCATCGTATGATCTTCCGTCATCGGATGAATAACGGCCCATGCTGTCACGTCTGGCATATCTGCCGCGACCACGCGCATAGGAACTACCATCATCGTATGAACCGCCGCGATAAGGGTACATCATGGGATAATGCTCCGAGTAACCGCCGCCCTTCGACTCCGATTCCATAGCTTCGTAAGTCGCAAGGCATTTAAGAGTATGAGCGATGGTGTCTGCCTGTTCGAGAGAACTCACCGTCAGTTCGCCCCGACTCTCGATACGATCCAACTCCTGTTCGAGCATATCTGTTAAACGCTTGAATTTCTCCATTGCATTCTCTCCTTTCATGCAATTCTCGATACTGTCAGGTTTGCGTTCTGGACAAGTATCGGGGGTGCGGGTGTTGTTGCCGGGGTAAGGCTCTCGGAAGTGTTCTCGACACTTACGTTGAAACAACAGCCCTTTGGTACGTTGATAATCGCTGTGCTTGTCACGTTAAAGAAGTTCTCCTGTGTAGGCGGGTCTGTTGCTGTTGCCGCCGGAGTGACGATTGCCCGACTCGTTAAGAGCGGTTCGCCATCCAGAGCGATTGCCACGCTGATAGGCGCGGGGGCCGTGC